ATCAGTTCACCGGATCGCCCGGATCACCCGCCATGCGCTTCGACGCCAATAACGTCCTGTCCGGCAACGGCGGCGCGGGGTTCTTCGGCGGCGGCGGCATCAGTGGGATCGGCAATACGACCGGCGGAAACGGTACCGCGCCTGGAAGCGGCGGCTCGGGCGCGACTGTCGCCTCCAATGCGACCGGCCGCGCGGGCGGCACTGGCGCCGCCGGACTCGTCTGGGTTTGGGAATTCGAATGAAAGCCGACGCCTTCGGGCAAACGACGCAAAGGATCATCGACGATGCCCTACACGCCCGCCTCAGACAATTTCACTCATGTCTCGCCCGATCGATCCGGCCCCTCGGTCGACGTGATCCAGCTGACATCTGCCATGGTCTCCGACACGACGGACCTCGCCACCTATGCGAAGGCCCTCAGGGTCTACGTGCCCTCGACCGGTGCCGCGGTCACCCTCTCCGTGACGCCGCTGGCCGCCGCGACTGACACTGTCACCGTACCCATCACCGTTCCGCCCGGCGGGGTCTATTACGAGGCCATTTCCGTCAGGCGCATCTGGTCGACCGGCTCGTCAAACCTGTTTGCGACCGGTGTCCAGATTCTCCTGCTGAGGGCCTGACCATGATCAGGCTGGGTTTTCGCGTCCTGCAGATCTTCGTCAACCGGCTTCACGCTACGTCGGCTTCTTTGCCGGAACTGGATTTTTCGAACTCCGCCAATTCGGGGTATCGCGGCTTTTACTTCTGAGGGCTTCTTCAATGGCAAATAATACCACGCTGCGCGACGGAAACGGCGCGCTCTTCACGGCTGAGTCCGTTGATATAGGCTCTGGCGTCCAGCGAACCTCGACGGCAGCAAACCTGCGGGTCGGCAATACCGACGTCGCAGCGGGCAACCCCATCCCGATCGCGGAAAGCGCAGGTACGCCGATCACCGGAGCAAGCATGCCGGCCGGCGGTGTTGGCTTGACCGGCTGGCTGTCGGCGATCTGGTCGAAGCTGGCGTCGACTGTCTCGACGGCGCTTGGAACAGCCCAGCGCGTCGTCCTGGTCGATCCCACAACGGGCAACGGCTCGCTGGTGCAGGCGTTTCACAATTCGGACAATCAGGCCCTTGGTGCGACGTCGTATGGCTTGATGACGGGTGGTGTCGACCAGCTCCTGAACGCCGCCGGCAATCTCGATCGCAAGCGCGCCGTCGCTGGCGATGGAATGGCCGTGACGGGACTGGCGGCGGAGGTGCCGATGCTCTGGAACGGAGCCACCTACGACCGTGCGCCGGGTACGGCCGCGAGTGGCATGAAAGTGTCCGACGTTCAGAGCGCGCCGGTCGCGGGCGTCACGGCGATCGTTCCATCGGATAGCGCGTCAGTCACGGCAGGACGCGGCCTCGGCGTGATCGCGACAGCGGCCGGCAACGTCATCGTCGGTTTCGCCGATGCCTCGACAATAACCGTGCCCGTCGCTTCCGGTTATCAGCAATTCCCATTCGCCGTGACCAAGCTGATGGCGACGGGCACCACCGCGACCGCAACCTACTACATCCTGAAGTGAGGCGATCCGATGCTCATGTATAGCCCTCCCGCGCTCTCTTCGACGTCTCTCGCGCCGCTTCTGCCGCTCTCCCCGGCGAGCAATCTTTGTACGATCAACGGCCTCGGCGACAGCATCATCGGCGGCCAGTCCATCTATTCGCTCTATAATTCAGCTACATATCAAGCTCAACTGGCAGTCATCCCGGCCTGGGCCACGGGCCGCGCCGTCGTGGTCGGCAATCTCTGCAAATCGGACACCTATCCACGTGTCTATCGCTGTTCGGTTGCGGGCACGACAGGAGCGAGCGCGCCGACCGGAACAGGCAGCTCCATCAGCGACGGCGGCGCGACCTGGACGTATGTGCCGACCTATTCGGTCAACAAGGGCGGCAACTCGATGCTGCATTGGGCCGAGGCGTTTGCAGGTGATAACCTCGTATATGATCAAACCGTTGGCTATGGTGGCATTTCCTATACCCTGCTGAAGGTGATCGTCGTGGCCGGAGGGACCGGCTATGTGTCCGGTGATACGCTTACCTTCAACAATGGCGCTTCCGGTACTCTGACGGTCGCCGGTGGCGCCATTACCGGCGTCACGCTTACAAATCCTGGCTACAGCCTGACGTCATCATTCACTCTCGCGATCAATACCTCGACCGGCTCCGGTGCGGTTCTATCACCTGTTCAGGCCGGGAGTGGTACGTTCGGCGTATCCGGCTGCATGACTGCGGATATGGTTGCGCGCCTGCCGGACGTCTTGGCGAGCGGCACGGGTATTGTTTTGGTCCACGGCGGTACGAACGACGCCTCGAACGGCGTATCGGCCGCGACGACGATCGCCAATCTCCAGACCTGCTACGAGACGCTGATGGCGGCTGGCAAAAAGGTTGTCGCCACGCCGATCCTGCCGCGCGCTTTCGCCATGACGGCGACCGTCGAAACCACCATTCAGCGTGTCAACGACTGGATCAGGGATTATTGCCGGGGCGTCAAGACAGCCAATCCCAAGGGATATACCCAAATCGCTCTCGCCGATCCCAGCGGCCTTATGACCGACGGCACCAACGGCATCTACTACCCGATAGGTGGAACCGGAAGTGTCGCCAACGCCGTCACACAGGATGGACTTCATCCGTCGCCTCGTGGTGCGATCTACTTCGGTTATTGCATCGCTGAAGCGGTCAAGCGGTGGCTGGGATCAGTGCCAACGTATCGATCCCGGGCCTATTCGGCGGACAACGGCTACGACCCCGCGCTGAACCCCGGCGGCAACATGCTGGAGGGATATGCCTGGGCAATTAATACGGTCGTCGTTCTGGGATCGCAGCGCACGGCCAATGGAAATGTTTACCGCTGCACGACGGCCGGCACGACCGCGTCGTCCGGTACGGGACCGAGCGGCACGGGAACCGCCATCGCTGACAACACGGCCAAATGGGACTACATGTGGCCCGCAAAATGTTCCGTGCTTGGCTCGGGGACAGGCGGCACGCTCAATACGGCCACTGGCGTCACGATCAGCGGAACGCTTGCAACTGGCTTCCAACTTGTTCGCTCAAGTGGATCCGCTTCGGGAACCGTGACGGCCGCCGTTGAAAGTCCCTGGTCGAACGGACAGGCCGGGCAGCGTCAATCCCTGATCTTTTCGCTCGGCTCCGGGACCACGACCGAACGCTGGGATCTTGCCTTCCCGGCTAAGACGATCGCTCAGTTCAACATCTTGGCGTCGGATCTCGGGGTTACGCAATATACCGCCGAGATCGAGCTTGAGGTGTCCGGCGTGGCTGCCCTGACGCGACTTCAGTTCGGCTTTCAGGACGCAACCGGTTACGTCGTCATGGCGGGCAATCCCACATCCGGCGCCGGAACGGAACTGCTTACCTCCAACGATCCGCTAACATGGCCCAATAGCGGTAAGATGCGGTTGCCCATCGGCCCATTTATCATCCCATCGGATGCCACGAACTGGAATATGACGGTGACGATCGGCTTCAACGCCTCGGGCGCAGCCGGCTCAGCAACGGCGACAATCAAGATCAATTCGCTCAAGATGGCCAAATACGGCTTGTACTGAGACCGTGGCGCGTCTTGGTTCTTTGGCACTCGGCGTGCTCATGCTCGCCGGTTGCCCGAACACGCCCGCTTGGCAGGCGTCCGGGAGCGAGTTCTGCATCGCGTCGGTCTACTGGGAGGGCTTCGGCCGACCTCTGGCGGACGGTCGTCGTCATCGATCTGACGAAATACTGGCCGCGCACCGGACCCTGGCGCTTGGCTCAAGCGTCCGCATTACCGTTCTTGCGACCGGTCGAACGCTTATCGTCCGAATTTTCGATCGCGGGCCCTACGTGCGTGGTCGCTGCATCGATCTATCCCGCGGAGCCGCCCGCAGTCTGCAAATCGATGGCCTGACCTGGGTTCGTATCGACCCGGTTCCACAGAGCTCGGGCGTCGACGCGATCCAGAGCGGCACTGATGTCCGTCCTTAGGTGCTACCCGGCACGTCGGAGCGATGCTCTCGGCGACCGAAGGCCGCGATGCACCGGCGTAATCCCCCCGCTTTTTTCCCATGTCCACAAAACAGGAGCCAGTCATGGATCAGACCAAAAGCATTTTGCTCTCGAAGACCGCCTGGGGCGCCGGGCTTGCGATCGTCGCGGCAGCCGCCGGAATGATCGGCTACACGATCACGCCGACCGATCAGACTCAGGCGCTCGATCTCTTCAGCCAGATCTACGGCATCGTCGACCGGCTCATCGTCATCGGCGGTAGTGCATTCGCGATCTGGGGACGGATCAAAGCCACCCACAAGATCGGTTGAACGCATGGGCGCCCTTGGGCTTCTCCAGTCGGTGGCGGCTTTAGCCGCCACCATCACCAATTGGCTGCATGAGCGCCAGTTGATCGATCTCGCAACAAAGGCCGCTTGGGGCCAGAAACTACAGGAGATATCCGATGCGCTTGACCGGGCGCGGAATGCGCGCAGCAGTGCCGAGCTTGATGCTGATCTGCATCCTGAACGGCTGCACGACGACGACGGGTTCAAGCGCGACTGACACGCCCGTCGGTCTCGCCGACGCGGGTTCTCTCGCTTGCGGTGCATTCCAGCCGATCACTTGGTCCACCCGCGATACCGACCAGACGATCCGGCAGGTCAAGGCGCACAATGCGAGTTTCGTCGCGGTATGCTCGCCGAAGGGCAAGAAATAGTTTCGCCACGAGCTTCGGACGCCTTTCGTCCAGACGCCACGCTGCAATATGTTCATTCTCGGTTCAGCGCTCGTACGGTATGAAAAATGATGAAAAGAATTTTTATCTTCGGATTGGCCGCCATGGTGCTAACCACAGGCTTGATCCCTGCGTATGCTGCAGAGCCGGCGGTCGCGGTAACCGCCGTTCCGGCTGCGAGCGCCTGTCTTACCGCTTCGGGTATACAGGAAGCGCTTGTTGCAGGCCGAGCTTTGCGCCTCGCCGATATCCGCCGCAAGCTGAAGGGCGATATCGTCAAGGCCGATCTTTGCCAAGATGGCGGCAAACTGGCCTATCTGGTGACTGTATTGACCCAGGAAGGCATCGTTCGGCGGGTGACGGTCGATGCAATTTCGGGCGAAATGATGTACGGTCAACAGTGATTATACCGGACGAATGTCCGCCCCACACCTCTCTCCTGGAGTGACCCGTGC